ATGAAAGAAGCGGAAAACTTAACGCGTCGAGAAAAACGCGAGCAAATTTTGAAAAAGCACTCCGAAGAGAAGGGTGCTTTTCGCCGTGGTGTAACTATTTCTAACAGAGAATGGAATAAATCTGAAAGAACACAAGAGCGTAAATTGATTGTGCGCCGACGAAAACTAAGTGTATTTTTTATAAGTATTGCAGCTATTTCAATTTTAATGGTTGTATTTTTGCTCCAGTTTGTATCTAGGGTTTCAGTTACTGCTAAGAGTGTCTCAAACAGTAATTTGGAAAAATACAAAACCTCGATAGAAGAATATTTTTCGGCAAACCCTAGCGAGAGATTTATGCCAAATCTAAATAAAAAAGCATTAGTTTCGAAGGTTCAGAATGATAATCCTGAAATCCTGGATATTTCTAATATAAGCTTGAATGGCATTACTTCTTATAATTTTGAATTAAGTTTTCGAAAACCAGTTGCTTCATGGAATGCTGAAGGTAAGGAGTTATTTGTTGATTCTGAGGGTGTTTCTTTTTCTACGACCCTTTTTGATAAGCCTACATTAGCAATTGTTGATGATAGTGGTTTGACAGCATCAAACGGTAAAAATGTTGCAAGCAGCAGTTTCTTTAGTTTTGTCGGAAAGCTAGTTGCTGCAGCTAATAATAACGGTTTGGAGATCACGAAAATTCGTATTCCTCCCGCTAGTTTAAGGCAGGTCGAGGTGTCCGTGAATGGTGTAAAATATTATGCTAAAATGTCCACATCTGAATCGGCCGAGGGGCAAATAGCTAACTTTAAAGCAGCGATCAATTATTTTGCGACGCATAAGGTTTCACCTAGTTATATAGATTTAAGAATTGAAGGAAAAGGATATTATAAATAGATACTTTTCGAAAAGATTAAAGAAGGGGATATATATTTTGTTCGCTTTTTGTTCTATTTAATTAGTTAGAATATATATAAAAGAGAAGTCTATAAAAACTATATTATTATATAAAATAATAAAAAGTCAAATTTGTCAAATAATAGCAAAGCAGGGGGTTAAAACAATAATTAAAAAGCATAAAAATGATATTTTATCAGTAAATAATATAAGCTTTATAAAAATACCAATAAAGATATTAAATCGCCAACAATAAACAAGTTATTCTTATACGATAAAATAGATATATGTATTAATTCTCTTTTTTGTTTTTTGAAATTTTAATGCTGGAGATTTGATAACAAAAATCACAGATAAAAATCTTACGTTAGGAAAAAATATACCAAAATTATTAGGTCATTAAAAGTAGCATATTATCTGTAGAGATATAAGAATATAGAATATTTGAAGATTATATAAATATATAGGCACGAATATGAATATGGATTAATTATTATGATGAATACTTAGTTATTTTATAATATCTAAGTATTTGTCGTAAAAGATATATTGTGCGACGCTTGACATAATTTCTCTATTTGATAAAATGATCATGTAATATAAAATAATTTTAAATTTAATTAAGGAAAAATTACATGAATAAAGAAAATTTACTAAACGAAGATAATATTATTTCGGCACTTTCCCGTTTGTCTATTAAAACTCAAGAATCGCCAAAAACTGGCAATGTCTATACTACTATGACTTTGCATTTTAAAAATGGTCTTGAAATCCGTTATTTTGTAGATCCTAAAGATAAATTTGGTCTTAAAGATGCTATTTCTCGAATTTCTCAATCTGAAAAACTAGACAATATCCTAAACGAGGACTAACAGCTTATGTGAAATCTAAACCGTTAGCCCAAACTCGCAAACAAAAAGCGAACAAAAAAATAATATCAACGTAAAAAAGGAGTTAAAAAATGCTTGAAACATTTGGAGCAATCAGCTTTCCAGAAAATTTGAACACTCAAATTATCACTGGAATTGAAAGCGCATTTTCAAACGGTTTGACTTTCGTGGCACCTATTCTTGTAGGTATGGTAGGTATCACTATCGTGCGAAAGGTTATCAACCGTGGAAAGAACGGACGAGTTTAGTCCCCTGCTTTCTCCCAATCCTGAGTATGATTTAAAACTACTCATCTATAATATAAATTTAACAATTAAATTAGCTTAAATTATAACTTAAATTGAAATAAAAGTGATTAGCACTTTATTAGGTTCATTTTTATTTTTTACAAATCCACATCTAGTATAAGAACATCGAAAAATAGTTTTTTATAATCACTTTTTTTATATTTTAAACTTAAGCTTAATTTAATTAAAGGTAAAAATAATGGTTCAAAACGTATCATCAAATGAAGTTATCGGTATCATTCTAGACCTATTTTCTAAAGGTTTTGTTTTCTTATTGCCTATCATTGGAGTATTAGCAGGGATTCACCTTATATATTCAATGATAATGAACGTGCTATTCAGAGATAGACTATAGGAGAAAATATGCAAGACATATATTATTATACCCCTTTGCACAATAAATTTGTAAAATTCGATGATATAACTTGGCTCATTATCATAATGCTTACGATTCTAGCATTATATATTATTAAAAATATGAAAGTTCGCCCTAAAAGGTAGAGTATGAACAAATGGAAAATTTATTTTTTATTATTTGGCTTTGCATTATGTTGTGGTTTATTTGGGATTCTAAACAAAAGCGCCCACGCGGTTGAAAGTTATAAAATATCACCCGCGCAAGACAGAGATTTTAAGAGAGCTTATTATCAGCAAGTATATATATCGCAAGATACACCCATAAATTTACATTACTATTTTTATGCGCCCGATAAATATTCAGAAAAAATAAAACTTATTTCTTTTATTTGTGAAGATCCTTACAATAATTATACGACTATTGATGGTTGCGGTCTGTATATGGTACAAGAAGCGGGAAGTTTTAAAATTAAATTGAAAGCCTCTGGTTATACACAAACTGATTATAGTCGTGAAACTCAAGAGTCAGTTTCCCCATATGTAAATAAAGTATATGATTTCAGCAAACCTTTTGAAATAGCAAGTTATACAGATCAAGATTTTAAAAACGGGCTTACCCTTTTGGGTGGTACAGCGCTGAAAGAAAATAGCTGGAATTTAAATGAAGGTGGTTTTTTAGTCGAGCCGATAGGTGGAAAAACCGATAGTTCAAATAGTAACAGCGGAAATAATAGCGGTGGTGGATTTGGCGATTTCTTCGCTGGCATTCGTGATTTTATTAGAGATTTCTTTCAACCCATGATTGATTCGATTACGCGAACTCAAAAGGTCGTTTTGGGTATAACAGACAATATTATAAAAGGAATCAGCGACTTTTTCGCGCCTATGATCCAATCTATTGGAAATATGCTTAAAGCTATCATTGATTTGCCAAAACTTATTCTAGATGGTATAAAATCAATATTTGATGGTTTAATTAACGCTGTTACTACTTTGTTTGTCCCCGCTGAAGGTCAGATAGACACTGAAATGTCTAATTTAAAATCTATGTTTAATTTCGACAAGATAACCTCCATCTTAAATGCTACATTTTTACCACTTGAAAAATCAGGTTTTCGTTATGATTTAAATTGTAATAATCAATATTGGGACAGTGCTAGTGATTATTTAAATGAGAACATCTATGATAAGGGAACAAATACCATCATGGAAAAGATGCACGGTAAAGCGTGGCGCATGGGCTTATCTATTTGTAAAGTGCCACCTATTTATATAACAATAGCGCGCACGTTGTTGATATTCGCGTTTGTTTGGTGGTCAGCTTACAGATTATTTGAATTTGTACCTATTCTTATGGGTTCAGCGTTCATATGGGACAGATGGAAGAAGAAAGAAGAGTAAAAATATGATAGTTATATTATTGATGAAATTAATACAAGTTGCGCTATTTCCACTTTCGGCGTTGGTTAAAACTGTCGATTCGGCGATAGCCCCCCTTATAAGCGCTTTACCATCATTGCGCCCAGTTGTCGCGTTTATTCAATGGCCTTTAGAGATGTTAGCTTATTTGTTAGGTTCAAGAGAATTGATGGTCTTTATGTTTACATTTACAGCTGTATTGTTGCCCGTTGAATTAGCAATTTCGTTTATATGGTGGGTGATTTACAAACTTCCCGCTTTAAGCGTAAAAAACAAATAAAGGAGTGAAATGTCTTACTTATCATTTATTAAAAAAGAAGCAAAACCGCATATTGATTCTATCAAACAAAACTATATAGATTCAAAAGATAAAGAGCTATTTCGTGCTAGTGGTCTAACTGTCTATTGCGGTTGGCAAGGTTCAGGCAAAACCCTTTCAGCCGTAAAACACGTTTATAATCTTATGGTTCGCTACCCTAAATCAATTTTAGTTACGAATTTGGAGTTTAACAGTGATTTACCGAACAAAATTATAACTTTCAAAAATCACGATGATCTGCACCGTTTGCTAGTTGAAGTCAATAATGATAAATACGGCGTTATCTATTTAATCGATGAAATACACACATATTTTAATGCTTTGGAGTCTAAAGATATACCGCCCTATATTTTTACCGAAATTTCACAACAACGAAAGCAACGTAAAGCTATCATTGGTACATCTCAATTATTTTTACGTATGGCAAAACCGTTTAGAGAGCAGGCAAATTATTTAGTTATGTGTTCAACTCACGGTAATATTTTTACCGTTAATAAAGTATATGATGCACACAAATTAACAACTGATTATAGCGGTGCTTTAATTGGCCATTCAGTTAAAACGGGCTTTTTCTTCCACTCTGAAAAATTGCGAAATATGTATGATACCTTACAAAAAGTCGTGTCAGGAAAAGCAGAATTTGAAGATTTTCAGACAATCAATGTAGAACAGAAAAAACGAAAAGGTTTTCGCGTCACCGCGAGTCGATGACGCGGACGCGAAAACCTCGATAATAACCATATTTAAAGGAGAAATTATGTTATACGAACTAAAAATCACACGTAAATTTCAATATACGTTATATCACAACCGCACCCCACTTGCTCATTACAAGACTAAAAAAGATGCAAAAACCGCATTATTAATCATTAGACAACGCTTTGAACTTCTCGATAAACTACAAAAAGCTATGAGAGTACAAACAAATTCATATTGTGGAGATACTCACCTATCTGTCTATCAATACTGTCCGGATTTTGAAATTAAACATTATTTCAAAATCGAACGTGAACAAATTGCTTAA